CAACGACTGGTGCTGCTGCAACACGTGCTGATGATATTGCTACGATGTCGTTGGGTAGTTGGTATAATGCATCAGTAGGTAGTCTGTATACTGAGAATACTTGGAATGGTGTGCGGCCTTCATCGTTCCCACGTGTTGTGGAGATGGATGATGGCACCAACAACAATATAATCACACATCTCGTAGCGACTGGCGTAGGTCGGGTGTATTCTGCGGGTACAGCCGGCGGTGTGCAGCAATGGCAGATGGGACCAAACGTATATGCTAGTAATACTACATTCAAGATGGCATCATCTTGGAGTGCTGGCAGTCAGTTGTATGCTATCAATGGAGGCACTCCGACATCAGCTAGTGCTGCGCTTGTCCCTGGCTCGCTGAATATATTGCGGTTCGGTAGAGATACAGGCAACATACTACAGAGTATGTGGCTTAGTCGTGTGATGTATTGGCCACGTATGCTGAGCCAAGATGAGCTGATACAGATTACGGGACAGCCTACGCTGGATATTGGGTTTATGGATCCACCAGCACTTGACAGTCGTATTACGTTTACACGTGCTACAATTGGTACGTATACAGACATTGATGGACAGCTGAAGACAGCAGCTAGTGGTGTGCCTAGGTTCGATCATGATCCAGTGACACGTGCACCACTTGGTTTGTTGGTTGAAGAGCAACGCACAAATGTAGTTACCCAATCAGGTAATCTTAGCACAGGATGGGGAATTGGTGCGGCAACAATAATCAGAGGCGACATTATCGCACCAGATGGGACACAGAGTGGTAATAGACTCACAGAGAACTCAGCCAATGCAGATCATAGTGCTGATTTCTCATTTACGCCAGCTGGTAACACGACTTACTGCGCTTCGGCGTTTGTTAAAGCTGGACCACGTAATAAGGTAGCTATAGAGCTGCGTGTGGGAAGTGCATGGACTAGTGGAACTGGTGCTATTGTCATTGCAGACTTGTCGCTGGGAGCAATTATATCTTCAAGTGGTGCAGTTGCTTCAGGGATTATAGCTTACTCGAATGGGTGGTATCGTATATGGGGTACAGCTACTAGTGTTGCATCGCCACCAAGTGCAATTTGTCGCATAGGACTGTGTAATGATGCTGGTGCAACATCGTATTTAGGTGATGGAGCATCATATGCTTATGTGTGGGGTGCACAGACAGAAGCTGGTACATTCCCAACCAGTTACACACCGACTGCTGCTTCGACAGTGACACGTAATAACGATGTATTAATCACACCAGCAGGCATATGGTATTCAGCCCCTGCGGGAACACTTGTAGCTGATGCTATATGGTCAAGCCCAATAACTAATATAACTCGCTTGGCTGAGTTGAGTGATGGAACGACATCAAACTTCATTTCGTCGATTTTGGTTGCAGCCAGTAATTTCTATCAATGTGCAATGACAGTTGCAGGATCAGCACAGACTACTGCACAAAGCTCTACTTATCCTCCTCCTCTTGGTTTACCTGTGCGTGTTGGGATAACTTACACAACAACTGCTCACCAAGTTAGTGTTGCGGGACAAGCGCCTGTATCAGTAGCAAATACTGGTGTTCCTACGATTACAACAATGCATATAGGTAATCGTCCAGCACTCGATCGCGCACTGAATGGTCATATATGCCGAGTGCGATATTGGCCTCGTGTGTTGTCGAATGCTGAGTTGCAAGCGGTGACCACATGAGCCGTCGATACAAGATTGTTGAAGGTGGTATGCATGAGCAGTTCCATAACTCGTATGCCAAGGTGCAATTCTGTGGTGGTGGATTTGGTAATGGGAAGACAGCAGCGACATGCATAAAAGCTTTGAAGCTATGCAAAGACTATCCTGGGTGCAACGGTTTGGTGGCGAGGTCAACATACCCGAAGCTCAACGACACTATAAGGCGAGAATTCTTGCTATGGTGTCCGCCGCATTGGATAAAGCGTATGCCGAGCAGGGACGAGAACACACTTGTTCTGAAGAATGGCTCTACTGTCAATTTCAGATACGTAGCACAACGTGGGAGAGAGACGGAGGAGAGCAAGAGCAACCTGTTGTCAGCGACGTATGACTGGATCATAGTGGATCAGTTGGAGGACCCTGAGTTTACGCATAAGGACTTCATGGATCTGATGGGGCGGTTACGTGGTAGCACTGAGTATATTGGCGATGATCCTAGAATGCCGCGCACCGGACCGAAGTGGTTCATGGCCACACTCAACCCCACACGCAACTGGTGCTATCGCGAGATTGTTAAGCCTCTGCATGATTTTCGTCGTGGGGTCCTTAGTGACAAGTTACTTTGTGAAGTTGATAACGATGGCAATCCTGTGCTGGTGGATGGGAAGCCCGTTCCACTGATCGAGTTGTTTGAAGGAAGCACGTTCGAGAATGTGGATAATGTGGGCGAAGACTACATTCGTGGGATGCTTGCCACCTATACTGGTTCTATGCGCGAGCGGTTTGTGTTTGGTAAGTGGGGCGCTCTGCAAGGACTGATCTATCCGCAATTTGATGAGGTGATGCATGTCCTCGAACATAGTCCAGCTATGGCCTACTTGCGAACGCTACACCTTAGTGGCTTCAGACCGACATGGATCGAAGGATATGACCACGGACTATCGCGGCATAGTTGCTATGGCTTATTTTTCGTGGATGACGATGGTAACGTCATACTTATTGACGGTTTCCGAATTGCAGAACTCACTGTTGAGAGCGCAGCGCGACGAATACATGAAACGCGCGCTAAATATCGCATCACAGACGATGACATAGGTATGATCTATGCCGATCCTGATGTCTTTCGTCGTAAGACCGGAAATGCCCGATCAGTTGGTCAAACAGTTGCAGACCTGTTTAATGACGAAGGCATCAGGATGCAACGTGGAAATAACGATATCGCCAGTGGCATTGCAAAGAATTGGCAATACTTGGCACCTATGCCGGCGCATGAGCATCCTATTACCGGACATAGAATGTCTCCACACTTCTATGTATGCGATAACTGTCAGTGGTTCGTGGATGAGATCACTGAATACTATTTCCAGCGCGACGGAAGCGATGAAACAACAGACAAGCCGGTGGACAGAAATGACCACGCCATGGATATGTGGAAATATGCAATGACACCACGGCCACGGTTGGCGAAGTATGTTGGTTTGCCTGATCAACCGCCTGCATGGTTGAGTTGGCATGAGATCGATAAGAAACAGAACAATAAAGTAAAGGCGAGACACAAGTGAGTATTACTAGTCCAGCCAACAAGCCTGTACCTGCACCTGGATGGATCGTTGTTACGTCTGTATATAATACATATGTGTGGGTTAGACCGATGCAGATAGCTGCATATGGTCCAATGAATGAAGCAACAAATAATCCAGGTAAGACATTCGTTATCTTACAAGGTAATTCATCGCATTATCCATTGATGGAGACGTTGGATGAGTTGCAGGACATGTTAATCAACACGGCTGCACAAGTAGAACCACACGGAGGCTGGTAGTATGGACGCTAGGGACATCGCTACGTCGATACTACTTGCTGGTAATACAGGCATGTATGATCCACGTGCTGTGTTGATTGATCCGATAATGCCAATGCCATACGAGCAACTGCCACCGATGGCACAGCCACCGACGTATCCTGAGATTAATCCTACATATCCTGGTCCGTTCTTGCGCGATCCGGCTGAACTCAATACTGATGACGAGTGGAGAACTCGCGTATGAGCGGCACATTCGAGCAGGACGATCCACAGTTTAACATGGATACGAGCGGTGATCCATTAGAGGACGCACTCGGTCAAGCAGGTGTTGGTTTACCTGAAGAACCACCCGCACCAGCAGTATATAAGGCAATGCCGGATAGTCGCATTCCGGTATCGAGTAAGCGCGGTGGGATTTGGCGTTCACGGCGTGATACTGCGCAAAAGTCTATGCAGGACCTGATAGATGCGTGGGACGAAGCAATCCACTACTATAACATGGATCAAGCTGACCATCGAGATGGTTTTAATAGTGGTAGTCGCAATCGCATGGGTCAAACTGCTGGCAATCGTCACGTCGCACGGCGGTTGAATGAGATGTTCAGCAGCACTGAGAATATAGTGTTCTCGAACATCAATGCGCAGATACCTGAGTTGTATGCGAAGAACCCGATTGTCAGTGTGACTACTGAGCCTAGCCAGAATGATGCCGATCAAGCGGTCGGTGATACTATGGCTCGTGCGTTGCAGAAGCTAATTAGTGCTCTGTTCGCGATGAAGTATCCGCCAGGGGTGAATATTAAGCCCAAGGCGAAGAAGAATGTGCTGATTGCACTGCTGACGAATATGGCATGGTTTGAGGTTGGTTATACGCAGAAAGATAAGAGCAGTGAGCAGGCAATGACTGATTTGCAGTTGTTGTCGCAGCAGTTAGAGAAAGCTGAAGATGATGATGAAATCAGAGAGATTGAAGGTAAGCTCACTGCGTTAGAAGAGAAGGTAGAGTTTCTACAGCCGAGTGGGCCGTATGTGCGGATTAGGATGCCACATCAAGTGTTGCGGGATTGGAATGGCAATGATCCGTATCTGAGTGACTGCAATTGGGTCATGGTAGAGGATATGCTACCGACGGAGTATATCAATGCCATCTACGCCATTGAGGATGAAGAGAAAGAAGAGAACGTCAGTATCTACGAACCCACGCATGTCCTCAATAGTGGAAGCACTGAGAGCGATGACGACTTCACGCTCTTCAGCAAAGACAATAACAGTTATAATGCATATGGATACCAGAACAAAGAAGAGTTCGACAAAGCCTGTCTGACGAAGGTGTGGTATGTCTGGGACAAAGTTACACGGCGACTTGAGTTATATGCCGACAACGATTGGAAATGGCCGATTTGGGTCTGGGACGATCCTTACCAACTACAAGGGTTCTATCCATTTGTGCCCATGTGGTTCCACGACAGTCCTAGTTCGGTCTACGCCAAGGGAGAGGTTAGCTACTATCTCGATCAACAGGATCAGATTAACGAAATCAATGATGAACGTCGTAGGGCGTTGCTCTGGGCCAGACGGAACATATTCTATAATAAGAACACAGGGCTTACTCAGGAAACTGTCGATCAGATCCTAAAAGGACCTGATGCTACTGCAACTCCGTTAGATGTGCCTGAAGGTGTCGACCCGAACAAGATGATCTTCTCGTTGACACCGCCAAGTATGGCGTTCACGCAGTTGTTCGATAAGAAAGACCTATATCAGTCGGTGGATCGAATTGCTGCGACAAATGAGATTGAGCGTGGTGGGGAGTTCAAGACTAACACCACGAACAAGGCGATTGATTACTATAGTACTATGGGTAATCTTCGTATGGATATGCGTCTGGATGCTATTGAGGACGCCCTCGGTGACATTGGATGGAAACTCGCGCAGTTGTGTATGCGATTTATGGACGCAGAAACCGCCACTCAACTTACGGGTATGGATGTAAGTCCGTTCTGGCGTCCGCTTGATGGATTGCGTGATTATGCACGTATGACACTGACTGTAGTTGGTGGGTCGACACAGAAGTTGACTACGCAGCAGAAGAAACAGGAGGCAGTGCAGATTGGTCAGGTGATGGCACAGTATGTAAGGGCTGCACCTGCAAGTGCGCTTAAGGTGTCGCTGGATATGATGTCGAAGGCGTTCGATGACTTCATGGTTAGTAAAGAAGATTGGATGAAGATTGAGCAGGAAGTAATGATGATGGCTCAATCTCAACAAGGTGGAGCACCCGGACAGGCTGGCGTAGCTCCGGGCGGGGGTCAGCCAATGCCCCAACCGGGTGCACCGCAGGCTGGTGGTGGTGGTAATGTAGTTGCAGCAGTTATTCAAGCCCTGCAATCACTGCCACCACCAGTTCTACAAGCTATCGGTAATGCTTTAGCACAAGGCATTCCGCCAGCGCAGATATTCCAGCAAATGCTGGCCAGCCAGAAAGGTAATGCAGCATGAGTGGGACTGAGAATGACATCCTTAGCAACATCCCTGATCTTGAGGATGGGGGCGCGGACGTTGGTGGCGCTGATAGTAGCAGCACTGATACTAGCGGCAGTAGCAATGATGGGCGTAGCTCTGCACAACCATCGACTAGTGGACAACAAACAAGCCAGCAGCCTCAGCAGCAGCAGATTAGACGCAGACATGATGGCTTGGTTGAGCAGCCTAATGCACAGAACCCAAATGCACGTGATCTAGTTGATCCGGTAAGTGGTCGTGTAGTTGCACAGGGTGGTATCGAACGACGCATCTATGAAGATGCGCAGCGGACGGCACGTGAGAATAATGCACTGAAGCAGACTGTGCAGGGTTTGCAGAACCAAGTGCGTGGTGCAACTGAAGTAGTGCAGGAAGCACAGCGTCTAGGTGTGTCACCACAGGATCAATTGATCGCTGTGCGTGTGATGAGTGACTTCATGCGTGATCCAGTAAGCACACTGCAAGCACTTGTTGAGGAAGTGAAGAGTAAGGGTTATCAGATACCATTCCTGACTGAAGGTGTAAGTCAGGGTATGGATATGCAAGCGCTCAGTCGCATGATTGACGGTAAACTTGCACCGATCATGGGTCGGCATCAGGAGGAACAACAACAAGCGCAAGCTAGGCAGCAGGCTACGCGCGATCTCGACCAATTCCTTGAGAGTAATCAGGAGGCAAATCAAAACCTTGACGTGTTGGGTGAAATGCTGCAAGCTCAACCGGGCCTACCGCTCCAACAAGCTTGGACAATGATGATACGGTGGGCGCATCAGAATGGTCTCGACTGGACGCAACCATTGAAGCCGCAGATCGCGGCAATGCAGCGCCAGCAGCAGCCTATTCCTCAACAAACCGAACAACGTCGCCCGCTACCAGGACGTAGCGTGTCTCGCCAAAGCGCACAACCGTTAAATGGCGCTGGTAGTGGTCAACAGTTCAGTGAGAATTCATCGTGGAGCGATATCATTCGCAGTGCGATGGAGGAAACTGGAACAAGGTTTAACTGATGGAGGTATAGGTGCCTGTTGGAACAATTGTCCCCGCTGTTGCAGACGTTCTGCACAGCACGCTCACCAAGAGCCGACGCAAGCTCGTTATGGCTAGTATCAAGTCCAACGCACTCATGGCATGGGTGTTTGCCAATGATCGCGTGGAATATGAGGATGGTGGATACAACATCACCAATCCGCTCACTGTTGGACGTAACCCTAACGTCACCAGCTATAACTACTACACACCACTTCCAGTCAACCAGACAGACGAATTCGACACGGTGGAGTATGGTTACAGCCGTGTAGCTGGTAGCGTGATCATCTCCGATCAAGAGCAGGACGAGAATAACGGTAGTGCAGCCATCTTCAAGCTGATGAAAGAGAAGATGAATGTACTTGAGGAGTCAATAAAAGATAAATTTAGTCAGTATCTTTATGCTGTGGGTGGCGGCACTGATCCTTTGGGTCTGGGTAGTGTTATACCAACCAATCCCACCACCGGCACTCTTGGTGGCATCAATCGTGCTACTCAGCCTCAGTGGCGCACTTCTGCTTACGTCTTTGCTGGAGGCATGGATAGCACTAACATAGAGGAAGTATTCGACGATGTGCTGATGGATTTGACACTGAAGGGCGAGCGTCCGACTGTCATTCTGACTGGCCGTAACATCTATCGCATGTATCGTCAAGCAGTGCGTGACAAGATGACTATTCCGCTCAGTGAAGGTAAAGCTGGCAAGCGGATGTTCGATCTTGGCTTCGAGGGTTGCCTACACAATGGCATACCACTGATGTATGACGAAGACTGTCCTGTGTCATTCGCATACTTTATCAACGATAGCTTCCTTCGTCTGCACATGCTCCGTGGTGTGAATATGAAGGTGA